CTTTCTAATTAATTTACTCATTTGTCTCGTAGTTTATAGTACCATCTTGAATATTAATATCGTCTGTACCATAATTCTTTTTAAACTCTACTTGTATTTTACCTAGCTCTTCTTGTAGTAAAGACACGTGGTGTAAAAAATTATGCTTTTTACTTTCTAGCACACCAACCTCTAACTGTGCTCTATTTATATTGTTAACAATTGATTGCACTTTATTTAATTCTTCGTTTGTAATCTTAGAAGGTTTTTCAGCCTTCAACTCCTTAATTTTTTTACTTGTGTTTTTTGCCATTTTATTTAATTTAATTATTATTTTTTAATATGCAAATCCTAATCTTATTTTTATTGGACTTGCGTGCACTAATTCATCGTCGTCTGTTATAGCTACCCCGCTACCACTTTCTAATGTTATTAAGTTAGCACCAACAGATTTAACTGTTCCTACAACTGTATCAGAGTCGTGTTTAAGTATCACGTCACCAGGATTAAACACTTTGTTAGCGTCTGTACCATCTGTTACTAAAGCGGTGTCGCCGGCAGCAACGTTGTCTGCATCGTTTAATAATACTCCTGTAGAAAAATCTCCATCATAAGCCGCGCCTCCTACCACGCCAACGTATAGCTTGTGCACTCCCAAAACAGAGTCTTCTGCTGAAAGAACTAGATTTGTATGGTTCATACTAGAGTCCGAGTTAGTTGTGCTGGCTGTAACAATACTTGCAAAGTCTAGTCTAGTGTCATAATTAAGAATATCTAATATAGTGTGTCCTAAAATGTTGTTGTAAAAACCTGTTCCATTAACTGAAGTATTACCAGTTCCTAAAGAAGAAGGAGCTGTGCCATCTGCGTTTCCTTTGGCAAAATAAACAACTATATCTCTAGATGTTTGAGGCACTGCGTCTTGACCAGTTATTAATAACATTACAGATTCTAACTTTACTGTTCCTACTGGAACTTCAAACTCAGTCCAATCACAAACAACATCTCCAGCCCCAAAAGGTAGGTCTGTTTTATTTGACTGTATCATTGTTGCTACAGCAGGTGTTGGTTTAATTAATTTTGAAATATATCCCATTTTTTTATTTTTTTACTTTTTCTAGTGATCTACCGCCGAAGTAGGCACCGATCACTGTTATTAATACTAATTGTAATAAGTCTACCCATGTGTCTTTTACTTCAAAAGTAATAACACCAGCATCAATAAATATCATTAATACTGTTGATATTACTAAGAACATTAAGGTTAATGGTCTTATGTTTTTTGATAACCAAGAGTCGGATTTCATATCCATACCCCATCTTTCGGTTACTTGTTTTTGCATTTCCGCTTCATAACCCATTATCATGTCTTTAATTTTCTTTTCAGCTTCAAGCTTTTCTTCTTTAGACGTGTGTAAGTTGTCTATAACTCCACCCACACCCTTTACTAATTCAGTAGCTCCTCCTGAAAATATTTTTCCTAATATATTCATACGTTTTGTTCTATTCCGTTGTTAGCATCATCTTCCCAAGGAAAGCCAGTATCACCAGCTTCTTTAGCAACACCATCAACTATTATCATATCTTTTCCGTTAATTGTTTTTCTTGGATATATATTGCCATTGTATTTAACAAAGTTATCTCCATAAGCAAGTTTACCAATTTTCATATCAGTAGCATGTACCATCTCATGGTTTATTACTTGTCTCTCTTCGTGACTACCAGGTACAATTTTATCACTAATAAATATACTACCGTCCATATTAGCCTCACCTAATACACCTTCTTCCAATGGTTTTCTTATAACAGGCGTGCCAGGCACTGAAGCATCTCCACCTGCCTCTTGTCCAAACCTCATTTTATTTTTTATTTCACCACTAATCATTGATGGTGTTTTACC